CCCTAAGTCATCACCCGTCCTGCGCCGCGAAATTTCGCACGCCTGCGCGCGACGTCGTGACGGCGTACGTGGACAGCGTGCTCGACGGCTCCCGCCCCGCGTCGAAATGGGTGTTCGCCGCCTGCCAAAGGTTCCGCCGCGACCTCGAGCGCGCCGACGTCTACGTCGACTGGGACTCCGTCGACCGTCTCGTCGCGCACTTCGCCGAGCTTTCGCTCGTCGGCGACGACTCTGGCCGCGCGTTCGAGCTTCACCCGTGGCAAGTCTGGGTGCTCGCGAACCTCTGGGGATGGCGCTACACGGACGACCGGCGCAGACGCGTCAAGCTCGCGATCCTCCAGGTCGCCCGCGGCGCCGGAAAGACGACGCTCGCCGCCGGGCTCTGCCTCTGGGACATGGCCCAGGGGGACGGCCGCCGCGTGCACGTGCTCGCGAACACAGAGCACCAGGCGGAAATCTGCCTCGACACCGCGAAGACGATGATCGGCCGCATCGGCGCCCAAGGGTGGAAGGTCTACTTCGACCGCATCGGCCGCCCGGCGAACGACTGCGAGATGAGCGCACTCCCCGCGCTCGAGAAGTCGCTCGACGGCCTCAACCCGTCCATGTGGGTCGCCGATGAGGCGGCCGAATTCAAGGGGCGCTTCCTGACCAAGCTCCTCACGACCGGCTCCAAGCGCCGCGAATCGCTGGGCCTGATCATCACCACGCCCGGCGCACAGCCGGACAACATCTACGGCGAGCTCGTCGCGACCGGCGAGGCGATCCTCCGCGGCGAAGTCGAGGATGACGCCTTCATGCCGATGCTCTTCGGATTAGACGCCGAGGACGCGATCGAGGACGAAGGCGCCTGGTCGAAGGCGAACCCGAGCATTGAGTACGGGCAGCCCGACGTCAAGAGCCTGCGACGCGCCTGGAACACCATGAAGCAGACTCCGCTGGGGCGCCACGAATTCACGCGCTACCACTGCGCACGACTGTGCGAGGACACGGGCGGGTGGCTCGACATGGCGCTTTGGCCGGGCGGCCAGACGGTCGATTGGGACGAGCTGAAGGGCCGTCCGGCGTGGATCGGCCTCGACCTATCGAAGACCTTGGACATGACGGCCATGGTCGCGGCGATCCCGCTCGACGACGGCCGCGTCGTGCTGCGCGGTTGGTACTGGTGGCCGAAGCAGGACGTCGCCCAACGCGAGATCGACTACCGCCTTCCCGTGCGGACGTGGGCATCGAACGGGCACATCGAGCTCACGCCAGGGCGGGAGATCGACTACGAACGCATCCGCGCGAAGCTGACCGAAGTCTCGGAGCACCTGTCGGTGCAGTCCGTCGCCTACGACCGGTGGGGCTCAAAGTACATGGTCGAGGTCCTCGCCCAGGACGGGCACAACGTCGAGGCGTACTCCATGGGTATCGCCACGTTCGGGCCCGGGTGCCAGCTTTTCCAACAGCTCTGGGCGTCCGGCAAGATCGTGATCGCCGACGATCCGATCATGCGGACGGCCTGCCGGACCGCGATCGCGAAGCGCGACCGGAACGGGAACATCGCGATCACGAAGGAACAGCGCCGGTCGATCGTCGACCCGCTCGTCGCCGCGATCATCGCCGTGCACGCCTGGGGCGGCCAAAGCGGCTCCATGTACGACGAATGGTGAAATCAACTTTGGACGCGGACACGCCTTGACTTGCGCGCGAGAATGCCTCGCGATGCTCGGCCTCCTTCGGCGAATGTTCTATGGACCGTGGTCCGCGACCCTGTTGGGCGAGGGCGGCGGCGCTACGCCGTTCGTGTCGACGCACGGTGCGCTGCGCTATACGCCCATCTACCGCGCCGTCTCGCTGATCGCGAACGACGCCGCGCGCGTCCCGCTCGAGGTCTCGGCCACGGGCGCCGACAGCGTGCTCCGCTCGCCGTCGCCCTATATGCCCGCCTTCGAGTTCCGCCGCGCGATGACGATGCAGATGCTCCTATGGGGCAACGCCTGCGCGGCGATCAACCGCACGCGCGGCGGCGAGCTCCTCGAGCTCATCCTCCTCGACCCCGAGAGCGTGTCGCTCGACGTCACCGGGAAGACTCCCGTCTACAACACCGCCGAGTTTGGGAAGCTTGCGCCCGAGCAAGTCTTCCATCTCCGCGCGCCGAGCGCCGCAGGAATGTGGGGAGAATCGCCCATCGGCCTCTGCCGACGCGCCGTCGAGATCATCGCGGCTCAGGAACAGATGACGTACCAGGCGTACGTGAACGCGGGCAACCCGAAGATCGCGATCGTGCACCCGGGCAAGCTCTCGCTCGAGAACCTCCAGAAGATCGAGTCCGACTACATGAAGCGGCACTCGGGCTCGCGCAACGCGGGCCGCCCGCTCGTCCTGGGCGAGAACGTGAAGATCGAGCGCATCTCGTCGACGATCGACGACACGGGCCTCGAGGCCGCCAAGCGGTACTCGATCGGCGACGTCTCGCGACTTCTCGGCGTGCCCGCGTCATACCTCTCAGAGAACGTCGGCAACGCGTACGGCTCGATGGAGTGGCTCTCGCGGATGTACGTCGACGCGTGCCTGGTGCACTGGCTCGAGGCGTGGCGCTCCGAGATCCTCGCGAAGCTCGCGACGCCGTTCGACTCGGTCGTCTTCGACCTCGACGCGCTCATCCGCCCAGGCATCGCCGAGCACATGGCGGCGCTCCGCACGGGCGTCGAGGCCGGTTTCCTCACGCGCAACGAAGCCCGCGCGCGCCTCGACATGGCGCCGCTCGACGGGCTCGACGAGCCCACGCTCGCGCTCAACGTCGGCACCGGCGGCGGGAGCACCAACATCGGCACCGACACATCGGCGCAGGAGGGGACCGCGGATGATTTCTAAGCGCACGCTCGAGGCGACCGAGCAGAAGCTCGACGGCCGAACGCTCGCCGGCTACGCGGCCGTCTACGGCCAGGACTCGCGCGAGATCGTCGAGGGCGGCCGCAAGTTCGTCGAGCGGATCGCGCCGGGCGCGTTCAACGAAACGCTCTCGAGCGGCGCTGACGTCAAGCTTTACTACAACCACGACGCCTCGATGCCCCTCGCGCGTACGCGCTCGGGCACGCTGAAGCTCAGGAGCGACCGCAACGGCCTTGCGTTCGAGGCGACGCTCCCCGAGACAACGCTCGGCAACGACGTCCGCGCGCTCATGGAGCGCGGCGACCTCAGCGGAGAGATGAGCTTCGGCTTCTTCGTGGTCGAGGACTCCTGGAGCAAGGACCGCTCCGAGCGCCTGGTGAAGAAGGCCTCCCTCGTCGAGGTCTCGATCGTCCAGGACGCCGCATATCCCCAGACATCGTCGAGCCTGCGGAGCGTCTCCGCGGCCGCATTGGAGGCCGCCCGCGCGCGGCTCGCACTTCACTTCGCAAGGATGGAACGACATGGAAGAGCTTGACCAGATCCTCAGCACGACCCACGCCTACCGCAAGCAGCTTGCCGAGATCGAGCGCCGCAACGGAAGCGCCACCCAGGACGTCGTCGACAACGCATTCAAGGTGAACGGCGAGCAGCGCCAGGCGCTCGACCGCATGGATGCCGACCTCACCGCCGCCGAGCTCCGTGCGCAGGCGAAGGCCCTCGAGGCCCGCCTCTCGAAGCTCGAGGCGCAGCCCACGCTCACCTCGCGCTCGCCGAGCGCCCCCGGCGCCGACGCCGAGGCGCAGTACGCCGAGCGGTTTGCGCGCGCCCTCTTCAGCGGAAACCGCCTCGCCCTCGAACGCGTCATGGCCGAGCGCACCAACGTGACGACTAGCGCGACCAATAGCACTGCGGCGATCCCGACGATCTGGCAGGACCGGATTGTCGAGCGCATCAACCAGTTCAACGTCTTCCGCTCCGTGTGCCCGGTGCGGAACGTCGTCGGCGATCAGAAGATCGTCGTCGGCGGCGCGCTGCCGACCGCCTATAAGGTGACCGAAGCGGCCGCAGTGACCGAGGACACGACCTTCGCCGTCGCGAACGTCGACGTGCTGGACATCATGTACGGCGTCTACGTGCCCGTCTCGCGGCAGTACCAGAACGACGCGATCGGCGGCCTCGAATACGTCGCCCGCAAGTCCGGCGAGGCGCTCGCGAACCTTCTGGAGACCGAGTACACGACCGGCGCGGGCGGCGCGGGCAATATGCCCGGCCTCCTGAGCTTCTCGATCCAGAACGGCGGCGACATCGGATCGGCGATCGCCGACCTCACCGGCGACGATCTCATCGACGTCGCCCACTCGATCCTCCCGCAGTACCGCCGCGGCAACGTCGGCTACATGATGAACGACACGGTGCTCCGCACCGTCCGCAAGATCAAGATCGCGAGCGGCTCGAGCGAGTACATCTGGAAGCCCCCCGCGACCTACTCGGACATTCGCGACGGCGTGCCGTCGACGATCTACGGCTTCCCGGTCTACGTCAACCAGACGATGACCAACGCCGCAGGCGACAAGGCGATCGTCTTCGGCAACTGGGACTACTACGAGATCTACGACCGCGACGGCGGCGCGTCGGTGATGATCGACCCGTACGGCCTCTCGACGAGCTTCATGAACCGCGTGGTGGTCGGGCACCGCACCTACGGCGTGTGCACGAACACCCTCGCGTTCGCCTACCTCACCGTCTAAGCATCTTTCCCACGCGGACCGGCTCCCCGAAAGGGGAGCACGGTCTTTTCCATGTCGGTCCCTCTCTCAACGATCAAGAGCGCGCTTCGCATCGATTACGACGATGACGACGCCGACCTCATCCGCCTCCGCGAGGCGGCGATGCAGCTCGTCGAGCGCGACACCGGGCGCGCCCTCACGCAGCGGACGGAGACGCTCTACCTCTCCGAGTGGACCGACACCGTCCTCCCCGGCTTTCCCTTTACGTCGGTCACGCTCGTCAACTACACCACCGCGGCGGGCTCGCAGACGCTGCCGACGACCGACTGGTGGGTGGACCTCTCCGACGGCCCGATGCCCGTGCTGCGGTTCCTCGAGCGCCCAGGACGCAAGGAAGGGACGATGATCGTCGTGACCTACGCCTGCGGCCACGACGCGCTCCCCGACCCGCTCACGCACTGCGTGATCGCGCTCGTCGGCGCCTGGTACAACAATCCAGAGGCCTTTCAACCGATCGGGCTCAACGTGGTGCCCATGTCCGTCGGGTTCATCATGGACTCCTACCGCGTGAGGAGCCCGATCCGATGATCTCGGGCGGCCGCCTCCACCGCACCGCGACCGTGCTCACGGCGTCGACGACGACCGACAATCTCGGCCGCCGGACGAACACCTACACGGGCAACGGCACGATCCGCTGCGACATGAGGGAGCAAGGTTCCCAGGAGAGCGTGTACGCCGACGGCGTCGCGGTCGTGAGCAATTGGGAGATCAGGACGCGGTGGCCGAACATCGCGCGCGTCGGCCTCACCGAGGTCGACCGCCTGAGCGTGCGCGGCAAGACACTGCGGATCATCTCGATCGTGAACCTCGATGAGGCCGACCGCGTCGCCGTCATCCAGTGCGCGGAGGTCCAGTGAGCGCAAACCCTATCGAGGCCCGCGTGAAGACATGGATCGGCACGGCCACGACCGCGTCGACGCGCGTCTACAACGGCTCGCGGATGCAGTCGACCGACCTTCCCGCGATCGTGTTCGAGGTCACTGAAGGCGCCGCGGCGAGCCTCGCGGGCACGACCGGCAACAACCTCGACCAGTGGAGCGTGACCCTGAAGGCCGTCGCCGAGACGCAGTTCGCCGCGCAGAATCTCGCGGAGGACGCCGTGACGAAAATCAACGCGCACGCCGACTTCACGACCGCAGGCGCGAGCGTTTGCTACGAGCCGACATACCGAACGATCGAGGAGCCCATCCTGGGCGAGGGCGACGAAGCGGCGCCCGCCATCTGCACCGCCACTCTCATCATCATGCACAGGATCTAAGCCATGCCAACGAAGACCGCAGGCAACTCGACCGTGACGTGGACCGGAATGACCGCCGGGCCCGACGTCGCGAACATCACCGCGAACCTCTCCCAGGCGTCCATCGATACGACGAGCGTCAATGGCACGTTCATGAAGTACGAAGCGGGCATCGTCGAGGGCACCGTCGACGTCGAAATGTTCTACCTGAAGAGCGTGCACACGATCGGCGCAATGACGCCCGGCACGAAGCTCGCAGGATTCACCGTCACGCTCGTCTCGGGCAACACGATCACCGCTTCGGCGGCGATCGTCGAGCAGGCGCGCGTCGTCCTCGCGCCCAACGGCGTCGTAATGGTCACGATGACCGTCCGCCTCTGCGATGGAGCGATCACGATCGTATGATCGCCGCACTCCTCGCCAAGCCCAAGGTGATCGAGTTCCGCGGCGAGCGGATCACGCTGCGCCGTCCGAACGTCGCCGACATGGCGGCGCTCCTCGATGCGCGCGAGCGCGGTGAGAACCTGGTCGCCTGGCTCATCCACAACCACGTGATGGACGGGGACTCCCCGGCCTTCGAATCGCTCGAACAGTGCCTCCGCCTCGAGGCCGTCGCATCGAGGCAACTCGCGGAGGAGATCGACAAGCTCTACTCCGAAGGCATGGACTAGCCTTGCCCGCGCGCGAGGTCCTGCGCGCGATCGGCCTGAAGATGGACTTGACGACCCCGCTAGCCGTGATGCACGCCCTTCACGGACCGAGAGGAATGGCCGTAGATGTCTGGAAACGCCTTCAAGGTAGCCGTGGAGATCGACGGAGCGACGATCGAGGAGCTGAACCGCAAGTTCAAGCAGCTCGCGGCGCCGATGGGCACGAAGGCGATGAAGAGCGGTTTCCGCGAGTGGTTCAAGAAGACCAGGACGGTCGCGAAGGCCATGGCCCCGTATGGCCGCCCAGGAGCGGTTGAGAAGGTACGCGGCATCACGCGGCCGAACCCGCATATCAAGGACCACATGGCCTACACGGTGCGCGGCTACTCGAAGGGCCGCATCGTCTGGGGAGGCCTGGGCGTCCGCAACCGTGGCGCGTATGACACGCCGCACTGGTATCTGAAGTGGCTCGAGTTCGGCCACGACTTGAAGCGGAAGGCGACGCCGAATGAGGCGATGCTGCTGAAGTCGCGCGGCGAACGGAAGATGACCATGTCGATCGGCCGAGTGGAGGGTGCCTTCTTCCTCCGCAAGGCCTACCAGATGACGGCCATGCGCCTGATCCCGATCATGGAGGAGGCGATCGCGAAGCAAGTCGCCAAGCACATGGAGGCCAAGCGTGGCTAAGGTCTCAAACGTCAACATCGCGATCACCGGCAACTCGACCGGCCTCGAGAAGGCAGGCGAGAGGGCCGCGCGCACGCTGAGGCGCGTCCAGACGCAGGCGGCTTCGACGACGACGTCGCTCGGCGGGATGCGCGGCCAGGCGAACCAGCTCGCCGAGAGCCTCACGAAGCTCGGCGTGGGCGGGCGCGCACTGCAAGGCCTGGGCGCCGTCGCCGGTCTCGGCCAGTTCGGCATGGCCGCCGGTGCGATGGGCGGCGCGGGCCTCGCCTTTGGCGGCGTGGCCGCGGCGGCGATCGCCATGAACGCACTCGCCGACAGCTACGCGCGTTTGCGCGCGGACGCCCAGGCGGCTTCGGACGCCGTGCGCGGCGGCGCGATCAGGGAGGCCGACTTCCGCCGCCTTGGGTTCACGCGCGAGGGCGGCATGGCGCTTGCCGCGTACTCCAGGCAGATGGGCGCGGCGCCGATCGGATTCGGCCGTGCGTTTAGCCAGGCGCAGGCGCTCGGCGGAGGAGGACGGAGCCACCTCCAGAACGTGTACGAATACGGCCCCGGCGTCGTCGGATCCATCATTGGCACGCTTCTTTCGGGCGGCATTCCCAACCGCCAAACGATCGTCCAGTCTGTAGGAGAAAGCGAGGCCATGGCGTTCGGCCGCGGCACGCAGATGTTTGGCGGACTCTTGAACAACCAACCGTTGTTCGATCAGCTGGCGAAGCTATTCTCGCGGTAACCACATGGCACTCACCACGACCATTGTCCGTACCCAGTGGACCGACGGCGGCCCGAGCACGTCGCAGGG